AAAAGGAGAGTGTGAACTAGTGTCACTGGATCAAATTCTTCGTCTATTTTCTGTAATACAGTATTTAAGTTATCTCCTGTGTCTATACCTGTGTTTGGAAGGTTTGCACCAGTGTAAGTGATATTTGCAGTGTTCAACACTAGTGAATTCAACCAACCATTGTCACATTTCTTTGGAAATGTAAACTTTACAGGAGTACAGGGATTACAAGGAGTGCCTGGATAGCAAGCCATTTATTTAAGTTTAAGGGATGTACATAATGTAGTAACAAGCAAGGACAGGCTGGATGTTAGCGTGGCCAAGACCTCCACCTGTATTAGCAATTGATATTCCTGTAGTTTCATTGCTAGACAAACCAACTGTTGCTGATGTTAATCCACTTGCTGCTGTTCTATAGCTATAGTTACCAGCCAAGTCTGCATAAGAAGAAACTGGATCAGATGCTGTAGGTCCTCCTGCAAAAGTTATTGGTGCAGCATTATCGTTTGCTAAAACAAAGTGATCATGTCCAGCATCTGTAACTGTGTGCGTATGAGAAGGAATTTGTGTAACATCCAATATAATTGTATTTGCTCCACCAACATCACCTACAGCATAGTTTGGATTACCTGGTGTGGCTGGATTTACAGCAGCATTTAATGCTCCTCCAGGTACAAGCTGAATTGCTCCAACAGGCACCCTACCACGTTTATCTGGTGTACCATTCTGTCCATTACACAAATAAATCTTTTCCCAATCACCCAAACCAGCACCTGTAGCATCAAAATTTGAAAGAGATCCATAATATTCCACAGCAGTGTAAGGAATCATTTTGGAATAATACTTTGTAGATACAGCCAAACTATCTAGATAGGCTTGGATGAGATCGTTCAAATCTGCAATCTTTACATAATTTGTATCTACATCCAAAGCAAGTGCTGCAAGACTTGCATCTATGTTGCAGAGCTTTGTAATGACAGCCTGGAGAATAGCATGTGTACCTGAGTTAGAACTTACACCTGTAAGACATCCTACAGTATAACTTGCTTCTATTGTATCCACTCTACCATCCAATACATCAACTTGCTCTTGCAAATCACAAGCAGCTTGAATTAGAGCAGATATGTAAGCGTTGAGATTGAGTTCTCCGCAATCTGGGAGATACTTACTAACCACTTCACACAATAGTGCTTCATTAATTGTAGGAATAATCGATACACCAGTGAGAGCATTTGTTAAAAACTCTATCAGAGATGCTTCCACCAAAGACAGAGAATCACCATTTTGAATACCTAAAGCAGGAACATCTAGTCCTGTATATTTGACGCACCTATCAGATACAATATCAGTGCATCCGTTATAGCAATTTGAACAAGCCATTTTATAATTTTATTTATGGATTAATACTTTTACTCTACTAGCTATCTGGTTCAATGTGAACGGTGCTCCATAATCTCCATCACAATATTTGAATCTTAAGATTCTCTTATAGTTCAGAAGGTCATCTAGCACAGTTCCAGGGAGAGGATAGTTGAGGGCGAATACAAGATTGTTGTATTCATTTTCTGCCAACTCTGCTATCTTACAGTCAATATCTGCAAGAAGAACAGTGATGGTGTTACACTCAATACAATTTGTAAGCCTTGGTAATAACATCTTTTATTCTTTGTGTTGCTGTTTTTAAAGCGTTGTTACATGCTGAACAGAGGCCATTAATTAGTTGACATCCACAGCCAACTTTTATTCCGCAGTTTCTACAGTTTGCCATATTAATAAGGGAAATTGGTTATATAATTATTACCATAGCAATTACAATTACGTCTATTAAAATTCTCAAGCATTCTGTCTGCTTGAGCATACAGAGTGTTTGCTGTAGCAACAGCGCAGTTATTTGCAGCAGCAATTGCTCCTTGGATGAAATAGTATATACTATTCAAATCAACTTTCTGCTGTTTTTTAATTGCAGCATCACATTGCATCATATCTAATTTCATAAACGCAATATCAAACTTTTCTTGAAGTCTGTCAACACGAATGATGGTTTTTTCTACATAGTTTTGATACGCAGGAGTAACAGAGTATTTAATATAATACACTCCATCAGGGAGAGGAAGAAGTGGATCACCCACTGCTGTAATTCCTAGAGACTGAGAAGTGTATAGATTAAAGTCGTTAATATTGAATGGTAGACTAACCTCTCCAAAACCAGGAACGTTTATTTCAATGGTTGGAGCTGTAACAGGACCTGGGTAGGTTGACGCATCAGCAATACCCATTGTTTGTACATTGTACGTAGGAATTACTAATATGTCTAATTTAAGATCTGCCATATTCTTTTAAATAAATAAGCCAGAGGATTTGAGATTGAATCCTCTCACCCTCTGGCTTAGGTTATATGATAATTGTTTCTTCGCCTACTATTAAGGAATCAAAGTAGTAGTTGTAGAAGTGGTTGGCCATACAGTTGTGGTGGTAGATGTTGTAGTGATACAAGCATTGTCATCAGCAACTTCACCAAGACCAGCTTCAAGAACAGCTTGGATACCAGCAGTCAAAGATTGAGGAACTGCAAGGATAACCATGGAGTCTTCCTTAATATAGTCACCCCAAGAGTAAACAGATTTGTCATACTCGTTGAACTTGATATAGAAGGTATCGTAGATGGTACCATCAGTTACCCAAGACTCAAAGTTCTCATTGTAACCAGCCATCCTGTAGAGATGCTTCAAATATCCAGCTTGGTAGCTATAGTAGTTCTTCTCCAATTGTTGAACCTCGGTAGAAGTACCTGTAGCATAAGAAGCACGCTGAGTAACCTGAGCGTCAGCAACGATGTTACAGTTATCTGCTACGATGAAGTCAGCAGTTGTTGCAGGACCACTGTACACGAATGTACGGAACCACATCCTGTCATATTCTTGAGGGAATGCAGCAACGTCACAAGGCTGACCATACTTGGTAAGAGGCTTACCAGAGATACGGAGAATAGCATTTGCATCATTACCAATCCTTTGGAATTGATAGAAATCAGAGAATGTGATGTTGTCTGGGTTGATACCAGGACCTTGTTGATTAAGCTTCAGAATGAACTGGTCAATCAGAGCAGGAACATCAACGTCAGTACAAGGATCACCACCACAGTCGCAGCAAGGAGCTTGAACTGTTACGGAGCGAGTGAAACCATTGAAATACAGAGTATCCAGGTAGGAAGAATGTGCACGAAGTGTCAGAGTGACAACATCACCACATTTTACAGTCCAACCAGATACATCAGTAACTTGGGTAGCAGGAGTACCGCAACCACTCACCTTGTACCACTCGGTAACATTAGACTTACAAGAAGATCCTGTAGGGCAACCTGCGATCTTGTCAGAACGCTTAGAGCCTTGAAGATATGTGTTTGTTCTACCTTGAGCCAAATAGAAGTATGGTTTAGCAGTGATGTTACCAGCGTTAGCCACTGTGTAATCACTCCTAAAGATACCAAACTGTCCTGCGGACAGGTCTTGCGTAGAACCAGAGCTAGGTAGAGAATTGCCCACTGGAACTACGAAGAGCGTAGTTAAAGAGAAATCAGCCATTTTGTGCTTATTTTAATGATTAAAAAACTTATTCGTTTGTCTGTATCCTGTATATGCTACTTTGGACAGCAGACTGATTTTCTGTGTACATTGCAAGATTTTGAACTGTCAGGTCTAGAAGTTCAACTTCCAGGTAAGCTTCGAGTTCGCAGTCTACATTTGTAGAAGGAGTTCCATCAAACTTGATGTATCCCTCCTTATCAATGTACACTGGATATCTCATGTACGATATGTAAATTTTTGTGGGGGTAAATGTACCATCTGTAAAGATTGATATCTCGTCAGATGATATAAAGTTGAAAGTTTCTTGGTATTCAAAAGAAGGTTTATAATGATCGTTGTTCAAAAGAAGTGACAAGTCACCATGTTTTGCCAGATCTTTATTTATCCAAATCTTTCTATTCTTACATCTACCTTTGTCAGCCAATACATAACTATCAATATAGAACATGTATTTAGGATCTAACTCATGCAAGTATGCAAACCACTGATTTAGTTGTGTGTTTTTTAAAGTTAATGTCAGGGGTTGGTGAGCATAATTCACCACCAAACTTTGAAGATCTTCATACCTTTTCTTAAAGGAATCCAATCCTAAACCAGATACCGTACTGAAACCATCAACTTTCTGTTTTATTAGCTTGATCTGAGCTTCATTTAAAGCTAAAATCTTATCTTCCAATTGGATCTGCTGATGTTCGTTAGTTGATAGTTTATTTAGTTTCTGATCTATCTTGTATAATAAACTATCTACAGGGATCATACAGCTGCTAATTTTTTACTTTTTAGTTTTTGTTCCAATGTGATGAGATCATCTTGATTATCATCATCAGCAAGGTATTTCACAAGTGCTTCCTCATCTGCAGCCACCTCAAATTCACCTTCGTAAATCTTTCCATTTGGCTTCATTCTATAGACAGAATGAGTGAGTGCTTGTTTAACCAAATCTTTAATATGGAGTAAGTTTTCCTTCATGTCAGCAAACCTTCCGAATATTTCTACTGGATTCAAGCCTTGATACTTACCATTCTTGAATTCTGTTTGCTTAAGAAGATTATCCACTTGATTGTATACAGCTTCTTCCTTAGTGTCTTCTGTAACAGGGAGTCCTAACAAACGT